CCTAACGCGAAGGGCAGATGGCAAAGAACTTCAACTTATGGCGGATCGCTTGCTGAAAACATGACTCAGGCCATCGCTCGTGACCTCCTGGCGGAGGCGATGGTGGCGATTGAAGATGAGAGCCTTTCCGTAATTTTTCACGTTCACGACGAAATTGTGGTTGAGGTACAAAAGTTCCGCGCTCAGTACGCCCTGGAACGAATGGAAGCAATCATGTCGGAGACTCCGACATGGGCTAAGGGGCTACCGCTGGCCGCGGAAGCTTGGCGTGGAAAACGATACCGCAAGGGGTGAGAGGAGGACAGTGTGGGCTACTCTGCAGCAAAAGATCTTACCGGTCTAAAAGTGGGTTTGTTAACCGTGGTGTCGAAGGACTCAATCGATAAACACTGTCATTTGAGGTGGCTGTGTCAGTGCGTCTGCGGAAACATGACGGTCGTTCAGTCGTCCAATTTGCTCAGAAATCACACACAGTCTTGCGGCAATTGTCTTACCCGGAAGAAGCATTCCATGGCCGGAACACACCCGTATGGTGTGTGGACTCAACTTCGGTATCGCTGCACCAAGCTGGATCATCCAAATTTTCACCATTACGGCGGCAGAGGAATATCGGTTTGCGCCCGTTGGGACGCTTCTTTTGAGAACTTTTGGGAGGACATGAAAGCTGAGTACAAACCCGGTCTTTACATAGATAGAAAGGATAACGACGGCGACTACGAACCAAGTAACTGCCGGTGGGTGAGTTCTCGGGTCAGTGTCGAAAATCGTCGCAACGCGGTTCTAATTACTTTTGAAGGCGAAGTAATGAACGTTTCAGAAGCCTCGCGGCGAAGCGGCGTGGAATACGGTAAGCTGCGCCACAGACTCAAAAGAGGATTTCCGGAAGACAAACTGTTTTTCAAAGGAAATTTTGACTGGAAGATGGAGCGGCTAAGAAAGGACTAAACCAATGAACTGGATCACAGCTAAATTCAAATCTGAGTGCTGTTCCTGCACTCGCAACATCGACGAAGGCGAGCGCATTCTCTACGACCACGAGGAGCGCGAGGCCCGCTGCAGCAAGTGCGGAGAGCGGGTCAAGCCCGATCCGAAGAAAGGGAACCCATGGGACTGAACGAAGATTTGGGCGATCGTGAGAACGTCGGCAACGCTTCCGTTTCTGCACAGAGAGCGAGAGAGGCGAAAGCCCCGTTGGGCGCCGCATTCAACGCTTTGATGGAAGAAGAGACCAAGGAATCGCTTGCGAAACTTTGCTGCAATTTGATGGACGAGATCGCCGTGCTCGAAAAAGACAGCACGATCATCATAACGACGCCGTTCCCGTTTCTTCACAGCGATTTCCTCACTCTCATGAACGACATCGGCCGGCTGGGCCACGAGAAGTTCGGCGTCGACGCTTTCGAGGTCGCCGGAGGCGAGAGGAAGATCGAGCGGCATCAACGGGACGCGATTATTTACCACGCCCGCGGTCATCTATCGAGCTACCTGCTCAACGTCCCGCACGACAAACTTAGCACCGTTCAGGCGCATCTGGCTGCAGCGGCTTTCAACTGTATGCTCGAATACATTTTCTCTCAGGGTGAGTAGTTGTCAACCTCTCAATCAGAATTCGCGGCTTTGCTGGCCAAAGGCGGGTTTCACGTATTCCCTTGTGAACCCGGCTCGAAGCTGCCGGCGATCAAAGACTTTCCGAACAAAGCAACGACGGACCTTAAGCAAATCGAGGCCTGGTGGAACGGCTGCGCGAAAAACGTGGGAGTGAGCACAACCCATTTCGGCGCGGATGAAGCTTTGGTGATAGTCGATAAAGATGTGAAAAAAGGGAAGCGCGGCGATCTGAGCCTGATGCGGTTGGAGCTTGATGGGTTCAGTCTGCCGCAGACGTTTACCGTGGCCACGCCCAGCGGAGGCGAGCATTTTTACTACCGAGTACCGAAGGCTCTGCGTCAGGGCGTAGACCTTCTCGGAAACGGTCTCGATATTCGTTCGCTCGGTGGGTACGTTCTCGGGCCGGGGAGTTTGATCGACGGCAAAGGCTACCCGGTCACCAATAAGTCTCAGATTGCGCCAGCTCCTGATTGGTTAGTCCAGCGCCTTGGCCAGCCTCGCGGCACTACCCAGTCCGACATCAAAACTCTGCCCAACATCGAGCCCGACCGCGCAGCCCAGCGCGCCCAAGCCTACCTCACCAATCATGCCCCTCTTGCTGTTGAGGGCCACGGAGGTGACGAAGCGACGTACAAGGTCGCTCTCCATCTGAAAGACCTTGGTTGTGATATTGACCAGGCGCTCGATCTTCTCGCCTCCCACTGGAACGACCGCTGCGACCCTCCTTGGTCCGAAGAAGAGCTTGAGGTAAAAATTCGTAACGCTTTCAAGTACGGTCGCGAGCCCCAAGGGGTCTCGGCTCCCGAGGCCGTTTTTCCTCCAGTTCAGGATGAATCTGAATCTGAGCCGGAGGTGAAAAAGCACCCGCTTGCCGAGATAAATTCTGAGTACGCTTTCATAAAAGCGGGAGCTTTTGTACTGCAGGAAACGACGGATGAGGATGGCGAATTCATTACCATGCGCCTCCCTGTGTCTGATTTTCACGCCTGGTTCGCTAATCGTCCGTTTGCTATAGGCAACAACAAACCACGGGCCATCAGCCTGTATTGGATGGAGTGGAAAGATCGTCGTCAGTACGACGGCGTCGTGTTCAGCCCCGGAAAGTCCCCTGGCCCCCGCTGGTACAATCTTTGGCGCGGATTCTCGGTAGAGCCCGCCAGCGCAGCCGGCCACCCGGCGGTAGAAGATTTCAAAGAGCACGCTTTTAAGAACGTGTGCAACGGGAACGAAGCAGAGTTTCAGTATTTGATGGGTTTCTTCGCCCACATGATACAAAAGCCGTGGGAAAAACCTGCCGTGGCTCTCGTGTTCAAAGGAAAAAAAGGAGTGGGGAAAAACGTCATCGTCGAGCGTGTCGGCGCGCTCCTGGGGCCGCACTTCATAGTGGCGGATGACGATCGGTATCTGGTTGGGAATTTCAATTCTCATCTTGAAAGTAATCTTTTTTTCGTTCTGGACGAGGCCGCGTGGGCAGGGGACAAGCGCGCGGAAGGAAAGTTGAAAGGGTTGATAACCGGAACGAAGCGCATGGTCGAGCACAAGGGAAAGGAGGCCCGCAATTTGAAGTCACTCACGCGCGTCGCCATCGTGGGTAATGAGGACTGGCTTGTCCCGGCTACGGAGGACGAGCGTCGATACGCGGTGTTTGATGTTGGAGAAGGAAGAATACAAGATAGAAAGTTCTTCAACGACATGCGAAAAGGCATGGAGGCCGGAGGCTACGCCTGTCTTCTGCGCTATCTATTGGATTTTCACATCGCTTGCGATGTGAACGAGGCGCCTAACACCAAGGGGCTCATCAATCAGAAGATCGCCGGCCTTGAGCCGCTGCAGCAATGGTGGTATGACACCCTGGCTGCCGGCACGATCGCTGGAGGCGACTGGGCTGGTGAGTGGCCGGATACGATCCCGAGCAATCGTCTCAGGGATGCCCTGAGACGGTGGGTCAACAACCGCAACATCAAAGGACGGCTTCCCAACGATGTCGGCTTCGGAAGGATTCTGCACCAGATGGCTCCCAGCTTCGAGAAGAAGAAAGTCAGCGCTCGCGCCGCGGAGAACGACACCAGCTATGCCTATTTCAAAGTGGGGTTGGAAGTTTTGAGAAAAGAGTTCGACAAGTACATTGGGGGTGAGACGCCATGGGCGGAATGAAGATTTATGAGGGAGACTGCCGCGCGGTGCTCGAACTGATGCCGAGTAACTCCGTCGATGCGATTGTGACCGATCCACCTTACGAATTATCGAACGACGGCAAGGCAAGCGCCAGTAGGATCGCTCTTGAATTCATGTTCCCAGAGGATGCGGAGATCAAAACCGTGTTTTCTGGCAAAAGCCAGCTTTCGGCTTTCATAAGTAAGATTCTTGCTTTGGGTGGCGTCGGTGCGGCTCCAAGTCCATCTTCCGCCGTGCCAATAACTTCCGTGGCATTCAATAATCAACCCGCGCAACGGAAGATAAATATCGAAGACACAAACAAAAGTGCCGTTAGCGTTTCGTGTCGCGAGGGAATGGGTAACATCGAAGCCGAGGAGACGGAACACTTGGGCTGCTTTCATCTCAAATTTGCTGACGCTTCCACCTTGTCGAATACGCTCAACAGCGCGGGCACGAGCTTTGACTCGGGCGGCCTCAGGGTAGGGCTTGGCGTTACGCAGTCTAGTCTCATGGCTTTTCTTGAGAGCAGCCGCGCGGTCGTACTCAGCGACCATGACGTAAGGGGTGGTCACGGTTCTCTTTCTCACTTTATAAGCACATTCGGCGGAGCAACACGTGACCCCGTGCCGTGCCTTCACCTGGGCAGGCGATCTGTAGAAACTCTTGGAGCATACGCCGCATGTGTACTGTTGGCCGTTTTGGAGTCCGGCGGAGCGCAACTGGTAGCTGCAGCTACGACTGCAAGTGGTTTGTCTCCCGTGTTTGAGTCGCGCCGAATCAGCATAGTAAACGATGCCGCAAGACGGGCACTTTCGTTCGATTTGATTCTCCGACCTCAAATGTTATCCTCTCGTGGCTTTATGGGAAAAGAATGGGATGGATCGAAGATAACATACGATGTTGGCGTTTGGAAAGAGTGCTTACGAGTTCTCAAGCCTGGAGGTCACCTACTCTCGTTCGGCGGCAGTCGGACTTATCACCGAATGGCCTGCGCGATCGAGGACGCAGGGTTCGAGATTCGGGACCAGATCATGTGGGTGTACGGTTCAGGGTTTCCTAAAAGTTTGGACGTAGCTAAGAGCATCGACAAAGCAGCCCGCGGAGTCCCTCAAGGTGGAGTCGATCCTACCAGTGTGAACCACGGCAAGTATAAAGGCGGCTGCTCTGAGGATAATCCAGGTGGCCGTGGATTCGGTGCGGGACCAGGGCAGTTCATGGTTGAGGCCGGAGAGAAGGGCAGTAAAGAGTTAGTTATCGAGGCCCAACCGTGGGAAGGCTGGGGCACAGCGCTCAAGCCTGCGCATGAAGATTTAGTATTAGCCCAAAAACCTCACGATTTATGCGGTATTTGCGGTATACTGGCTCAAAAGATATTGGAGGGGCTACGCCAGTTACCATCATTTGCGAAGGATGTAAAAAGCAATTCTCTGTTAAGCCGAAGCGTGTTCGTCGAGGGGTTCGATTTTGTTCAATGGCGTGCCGTCGCCAAGTGCAGTACACCGGGCGATTTGTTCGTTCTGACGGATATGTGGCCATCCGAGTTGGCGATACCTTCGAGCTTGAGCATCGGGTTATCATGGCTCGGCATCTTGGACGGGATCTTGCGACAACAGAACACGTTCACCACAGAAACGAGATTAGGTCTGACAACCGATTTGAAAACCTTGAACTCCTTGCTATCGCAGAGCATACCAAACGCCATCATCGAGGCCGCGATACAACGCGATGGCACCGAATCAAATGCCTCGCTTGCGGAGCGTATTTTCAGCGCCGTATCGTTGAGAGTCGAAATCACCCGAGAGCTTTCTGTACGAGAGTCTGTTATATCGAGGGCCGGAGAAAAGGGCTTACGCCCTGACCATGAACCTATCTGTATGGCGCGAAAGACTATCGAGGGGACCGTCGCGGCAAACATACTGAAGTGGGGTACTGGCGCGATCAACGTGGATGGTTGCCGAGTCGAGACTACAGAGAACTTGAATGGGGGAGCTTATGCGAAGGATGGGCAGGAGCGGCACGATGGCGCTGAGAACTGGCGTTACAAACGTGAGGGCGGCGCAGGAGATTTCGAACAACCAGTAGGCCGCTGGCCCGCCAACCTGATTCACGACGGTTCTGATGAAGTCCTCGACGCTTTTCCCCAAGCTCCAGGTCAACAAGGCGATCTCAAGGAAACAGGTCGTGACCGGCCTAGCAGCGGCCGCTTTGGCAATATGGGACCGCCTCACGCGCACAAGGCGCGTCGCGACGGAGAGCCTTCGGCTGATCGTCGCTACACTGAGGAAGGGGCAACCAATTTCGCGGCTCTGCCCGGCCAGAGAAGGTTCGACGCGGGATCTGCGGCGAGGTTCTTCTATTGCGCTAAAACCTCCAAGGCCGAGCGCGGCGAAGGAAACAATCACCCAACAGTTAAGCCTCAAGCCCTGATGCGCTATCTCTGTCGCCTCGTCACACCTCCCGGCGGTGTGGTTCTCGATCCATTCGCGGGCTCAGGAAGTACAGCCTTGGCCGCTCTCAAAGATGGATTCGACTTCATCGGAATAGAGAAGGACGCAGGCCACGTCAGTATCATAAACAGTCGCCTGCTCAAGGAGTTCCTCTCATGATGCTGACTCCAGACCAGCTCGCAGTCCGTTGGCGCACCAGCCGCAGCTATCTGGCGAATCTGCGCTGCCAGGGCAAGGGCTGCCCCTACGTCAAGCTCGGCCGCCGGGTCGTGTACCAGGTTGAGGACGTGAAAGCGTATGAGAAGGCCCGGCGAGTAGCAGGCGAATTCGTCCGACCGAAAGTTCGCAAATAATCATTGACAACAAAGTTGAGAGTGATGTAAGGTTTGAAAAGTAGCAGACCGAGGCGAACATCCGGTATAGGAGCGAAACCGGATGGACGATCTCTTCGGAGACGGCCCTGCAGAACGCTTGCTCAGTACGGACGGTCTGCTACTCGAATGATTTTGAAGTTCGCAGCGCCTCGGACAGCTCTGCCCGAGGACCACATTCCGGTCACCGATCGCATACGGTGAATGCTGGAATGACGGCTGCGATCCGAGGCTGAGGGTCACGATTTTGGGTTCTGGCGATCCCATCCGCGCGCGGCTCTCGGCCTCCGGAAAAAAAAAGAACGAAAGAAGAGAGGTAACCTTATGAAGATTAGCCCAGATGACGGAACCATCGTTCACGGCTGCGTCGAGCCCTGCCCGCTTTGCGGAGACAACGCGTACCTGCACACTAACGGAGATGTCCGGCCGCGATTCTGGGTCAAATGCGACAACCTCGATTGCGGCTGCACTTTGAACTCGGACGAGAACTTGGGCACGGTTCTGAAGCGCTGGAACAAGCGAGAGAGGGCCTAGCGCCATGCCCCACGGCCATTCAGTTCGCGAAGCTATCAACGAGCGCGAGGTTCACGTCGCCTTGGCCGACACTACTAAAGGCTACGGCGGCGTGGTGCGCTTCGCTCGCAGGCTCGGAGTGAGCAGGCAGTATGTGAACAACATGCTCTACGCCGGCACCAGGATCAGCGTGCAGGTCGCCGCGGCCCTCGGCTTCGAGTTGAGATGGGTCCGCCGCAACCCACCCCAACCCAACGCGCCCAGCAAACCAAAAAGTAACTAGCCGCACCCGCCCAGCGCGGGCTGCAACAGGGAGGGAAGCAATGGCAGACGGAACGGTAGTGCAATCGGGCAATGTCGAGTTGCAGCAAGAAAGGACGCACACATGCTGAACCCCAGAGAATCCGAAGCCCTTGAATTCGCTTTCGACGCCCACAAGGCTCAGATCGACAAGCAAGGTAAGCCGTACATCCTTCACGTTCTGCGCGTGGCCTTCTCCGTCTTTGAGCATTCGACTGAAAACGTCCTGATTGCGGCGCTGTTGCACGATACGGTGGAGGACACCAACGTTACTTTATTGGATATAGAAGCTCGGTTCGGGGATCGCGTTACCGCAGCGGTCGATCATCTGACGAGGCGGCCGAGGGAAACATACCCGGACTATATCCAGAGATTGAAACTGGACCCCATTGCCGTGAAAGTGAAGACGGCGGACTTGGCTGACAACATGAATGAAACGCGAATGTCTTTGCTTGATGAAGACACTCAGAAGCGGCTGCGCAGGCGATACGCAAAAGCAGTCGAGGCCCTCACACCGTCCGCGTATCGCTGAAACTGGCTGTGCGCGGACTGCATAGCGCTCGAAGACGAAGACTAACCCACAGGAAGGGAATGTGGAAATGGCGAAGATTCAAGTTCGACACAAGGACGGGCGCATTGAGGTTATAAACATGGTCGGCGAGGTTCAGATACAAGAATGCACAGATAACTGCGGCTTGAGTTGTTTCTATACGCCCGCCATCGGCTCACGGCATTTCTTCGATAGGGAAGGAGCCTACGACGGCTGGGAAATGGAAATTTCTGGAGTTCCTCTCAACGCGACCGCCGATGATCCAATGGGGTTCATCAAGGGGTACGCAGCGGGAATCGACGCAGATCGAGAATTTATCGATCCAGAGTAGCCCACTAACCACCAACAGCGCACGTGCGCGGAGGAATGAAGATGGGCAGCAAACTGACTATCCACTATATGCACCCCACAACGGGAATGACGAGATGCGGAATAGTCGGCACTGGGACTCTGTCAGTCGAAATGGTCACGTGTAAGCGCTGCCGTAATTGGCTTATAACTTGGGGGAAAATCAAATGATTCACTACCACGGCACACCGATCACACCGGAGACGGCGGCAGCGTCGATCATCGCCGGTCGGCACGCAATGGTGTCCTACGCGAACCCTCAGCAGATCGAATTGATGGCTGATGCTTGCCAATCGTTCTCTCTGGACAATGGCGCATTCTCTGCGTGGCGTGCAGGCAAGCCGATTGAAGATTGGAAGCCGTATTACGAGTGGGTAAAGACGTGGCGTAAGCATCCGGGCTTCGACTGGGCGCTCATCCCAGACATCATCGACGGGACGGAGAAAGATAATGACGTGCAAATTGCCCTATGGCCGCTCGGCAGGCAGACAGGGGTTCCGATTTGGCACCTGCACGAAAGCCTGCAAAAACTCGGTCGGCTCTGCGAATTCTGGCCGCGCGTGGCATTTGGAAGTTCTGGAGACTTCGCCACAATTGGCACAACCGCGTGGTGGAACCGCATGGGTGAAGCGATGAAAGTGGCTTGCCCATTCGGGTGGCCTACGGTTAAACTGCACGGCCTGCGAATGCTGAATCCAGGGATATTCTCAAAGTTCCCATTCTCAAGCGCAGATTCAACGAACGTCGCCCGGAACATCGGTATTGACGGGGCATGGCGGGGGACTTATCTGCCAGCAGACAAAGCGGGACGCGGTGTGGTTTTGGCTGACCGTATTGAATCGCACAACTCGGCTCCGCGATGGGAGCCGATGTACACCTACAACGAATTTTTTTCATAGCCTCTCGCACGCGGCTTGCTCCACGCCGCTGAATGAGGAGCAGAAAGGATGGGGGAGATGAGCGAGAGAACCGATTGGGAAGCGCTGTATTCCGGGGAGTCGGCATCTGACGCGCGTATGGAAGTGGTCAGGCTGACATGCAAAGAATGCGGTGGTTTTCAAGAAAGTTGCATATACGAAGACGAACCCGAACCCCCAGCACAGGAGCCAACACGATGAACCTCACAGAGCAGCAATACGCAGATGGATGCAGAGAATTGCATAGGAACTACGCCGGAGCGAACAGTGACCGCGTGAGACTGAGCGAACTGAAGCGCATCTTGACTGACGCAGCGCCGACGCCTGAGCCGCAGGACGCGCTCCCGGATGCGGGGCTGCTAGCGGTCAGGAACGCATTGCAGCCAGTGACAGATCGAGAGCGGAAGGATTTCCAGCACAGGCCGCGCTGGCAAGACGGCGACGGCCTAGCGGACTTCGTTCTGAAGTCAAGATTAGATCGCCTCTCCCGCGCGGATTCGGAGCGGGTGACGCCTAATATACAGTGCTTCGAGTACGGAGACGGAGACGGACTGTGGTGCGTCGTTGTCAACCATGATCGCGACCATCCAGACAGCGAATATGGACTCAACGAGCGCCGTGCGAAATTGTTGGCTGGTGCGCTCAAGGCAGAGATGGCGCAATCGAGCACGCGCGGCACGGGCACGGAGGTGAAGGCGGATGGAAACTGAATTGTGGTGGGCAGGAAACAACGAAGAATGGTTCGACCAGGGGCCGTTCGATTCGCGGGAACAGGCGATTACCCTGGGACGATCTGACTGGGGCGACGGGCATTTCTTCATCGGCAAGCAAGGAAGCTATACGCCTTTCAGCCGGGACTTCATCGAAGAATTGCTCAAACTCGAAGCCTGTGATGTAGACGACGAGTGTGGGTCAGACGCTTCCGATAATTGGCCTCCACATATCAATCACGCAGCGCGAGCTGAAGCCAATAAGAAGATCGCGGCTATCCTCATGGAACTCTGCGGCGAGTGCTCGGTGTTCACGATCGAAGGTAGTGAACGCATTGAACCCGCCCCCAGCGGCACGGGCACGGAGGTGAAGGCGGGTGAGTGAGAAAATTAAGACAGTTACCTGCAATTTGTATTCGTTGACTTATCGAGCCAGCGAGAAATTCGGCCATTGCCGAACAACCTATCGCGTGTTGGCAATGTCCATTGAAGACGCGATGAAAACCTGCAAAGATTCGCGTCCCAGAAGCGGCCATAGGGACGATATTTGCGTACACGCGGCTTGTTTATACGAGGGCTTGATGCTGCGTGTGAGTGAGACGATTGAAGAGTACGTGGCCAGAGGTGACGACCGCCCGTATACGGACGCGGACTACCGAAAATTGCTGGACCACGAGCACAGCGGGCGATAGCCGCCCACTCACCGGCACCGAATGCGCCACAGGAGGGAATGTGAGCGAACACATGGTCATCGAATGGCTCAAAGAGCGTCGCGCGAATTGTCTCCGTATCGCAGCCGAGAAGACGGGCGCTG